ATTCGCTATTCATATCGAACGAGACCGGATGTTCCCGATCCGATTACGCAATCGCGCGCGTTTTGTGAAAAGTTAATTGACTTAAATCGAACGTACACACGCGAAGACATCAACGCAATTTCAACGCGAGTTGATCGCGATGTTTGGAAATATAAGGGCGGTTGGTATACGAATCCGGACACCGGAAAAACAACGCCTTATTGTCGCCATGAGTGGGTTCAACAAATTACAATCAAAAGACCGGCCGTCGGAATTACCGCGCCTGAACAACCATTGGTTGAACAACCATTGATTGAAGTTGGTGAAATAAAAATAAACACAATCAAAGAAGGTCGCGAATTTGCGAAAAAAGTAATTGAAGAAACACTTGGAGTTAAAGTTTCAAGACTTACAATTGCAAGGGACATGACACCAGCACGAATTCAAAAATATATGGAATCGGTTGCTAAAATAAAAAATGAATATAAGTTTGACCAAGAAGTTGCCGATGAAATTAAACTGGTATTAAATTCAACGGCTACAAGTTATGGATTTGTTCGTTCCGGATGGAGGTCAATGGCAAAAGGTGGCGGAACTGAAATAATTGAAATAAATCTTGGTAACTCAACCGATTCATTTAGAAATAGAAATCCAAAAATTAGAGTTCAAGAAATAAATGGTCGAATTATAAGCGCTGGAAAATCATCCGTTGATGAAAAGAACATTGAACTTGCAACCGCCGTTCATGAAATGGGACACGTTATGGCTTTAGATCGTTCAAGAACAGCGAATGTTCAAGATTATTTTAATAAATTAAAAGCCATTAGAACGGAATATCTTAAAGAAATTAATATTTTAGCAAAAGATAAAAACATAACTGAATTAAATAAAGTGTATCTTGGCACTTATGCAAATAAAAACATTAATGAATTTCACGCTGAATGTTGGACGGAATATAGATTGAATTCTAATCCGTCAAAATATGCTACCTTAGCCGGAAACTTAATGGATAAATATTTTAAAAAATAAAAAAAATGACCGAAACAATTGATTTGATATGCAATCGATGCAAACATACGAATCCATTTCGCATTGGATGTGACGCCTTTCCCGAAGGAATTCCGGATGAAATACTTTTGACAAACGAACATTCAATACCATTACCAGAACAAAAAAATAATATTGTTTTTGAACCAATAATTGAAGAAAAATTATGAATTACCTTTTATCCGTTGAAAATTTAAAAAAGCTTGGATTGATCCATTCGAACACCGACACCAAAATTCTCGCGGTGGCGATTAAACGAAGTCAAGACATCCAGTTGCAACCGGCATTATCAACGCCGTTATTCAAGGCGCTATTATTGCGCGTTCAAAACAATACTTGGACGCAAAATTATCTTGATTTGATGAATGATTATGTTGTTCCTTGTTTGGTGGCATTCGTTGACTACCGTTGCGCGTTACTATTGAACGAAAAATTGACAAACAAATCGGTTGGTCGCATCCAGGATGAAAACATTCAACCGAATTCGGACGCCGAAACAAGCGCTTTGCGCGACCAATTAAGAAAAGACGCGTATTTCTATAAGGAAAGATTAATCGTTCATCTAATGGCTGATAATGGCGTCAAATATCCGGAATATATTGAAACGAATTCAAGTCCGGGACATTGTTCCGAAGACATGCGAAAAGATCGAAGCGGTTACACGCCAATAAATTTTATTATATGAAGTTCAAAGCATCGAAGGAACAAATCGAAAAGCTAAAAAAATATTTAAAAAATGGAAAAAACAATAAATCAATTAAAAAGGGAATTTCAAATAATTGCGACCGAACACCGGCAAATTAATGATTTCTTTTTTGGCGATTTTATCGATGCCGTTTCACGCGACGCCGTTCAATATCCGATTATGATTGTTACTTTGCAACCTGGAACGATTGGTGATAATTTTGTCGGAGTGAATTGCATTATTTCAATCGCTGATAAATATAATCTTCAAGAATATCGTCAAATCGATGAAATTCATTCCGATTGTTTATCCATTTGCAAAGATATTCACGTCACTTTCAAACAATGGCGCTTTGAAGAATTCTTGGATATTCAAGGAACGATTTCGACAACGCCATTTATTAACCGTTCACACGACGTGACCGCCGGTTGGACGATGAACATGGCCTTGAATATATACGATTACGAAAATTGGTGCGAAATTCCATACGACAATTACGATTTTGAGAACAATTAAACATAATATATAGATGAACAAGCATTTGAGGTCATTGTCGGTAATGTTTTTTATTGCAGCTTATGGAACGGCAATCGCAATGTATTTCGAAGAACCTTTGTTCTTGAAGCTTGGAGGCGTTGCGCTTGGAATATTTTTAACATTCCAGGTGATTGAAAAATTTGAAAACAAATGAAAATACAATTATTTATTTTATTGGCAAACATCCGTTTATCATTGCCAAAATTATTGGCGGTTGTTGGTTCGTTTTTTTTACCGATTTCAGGCATTTTGTTCCTGGTTGGATTCGCGATATTTGTCGACACCTTGACCGGACTTTGGAAAGCTAAAAAATTAAAGATTTCGATCACATCGCGTAAACTTTCCGCCATTGTTTCAAAAATGTTTTTATATGAATTGGCGGTCATTGGATTTTATTTGATTGATTTTTGGATCTTAAATGATATTATCATGAAATTCTTTTCCGTTCCTTTAATGTTGACAAAGATCCTGGCATTGATATTAATCAGTATCGAAACGATGTCCATTAATGAGAACTATATCGCAATTCGGGGCATTTCGATTTTTCAAGCAATGAAGTCACTATTCGCCAGGGCAAAAGAAATAAAAAACGACATAAATGGAATTAGATCAAACCAAGATAGTTCAACACCGTCTATCTAACGACCAATTTTTTCAAGACGTTCACGAAAAAAAACAAATTTATTTGCATCACACGGCCGGCGGTGGCAATCCGGTAGCGGTTGCGAATTACTTCCAACAAAAAGAAGGAAAGGTCGCGACGGCTTTTGTGATTGGTGAAAAAGGAACAATCGTTCAATTATTCAGCTCGAAGCATTGGGCATACCACCTTGGATTGAAACCGGAAGTTTTCGCCGAAATGGGCGTGACGTATCGAAGTCTTGACAAGATATCAATCGGAATTGAAATATGTAATTACGGGCCGCTAAAAAAGCAAAACGGATATTTTGTGAATTATGTTGGTGGCAAAGTTGACCGTTCGCAAGTAACGGAATTGAATGGCAAATATAAAGGCCACATTTTTTGGCAAAAATATACCGATGAACAAATCGAATCAACGCGTCAATTATTAGTTTACCTTTGCGATACTTACGGAATAAGCAAAGAATACAATGATTCAATATTTGACATCGACAAGCGCGCTTTGAAAAGTGAAAACGGAATCTTTACTCACAATTCAGTTCGTCACGACAAGTCCGACATTTATCCATGTCCAAGAATGATTGAAATGCTGAAAAACTTATGAAAAAATTAATCGCATTTTTAAGCGTTTTGACGATGTTTGGTTGTTCATCCGAACGAATGGCACAATATCATTATAAAAAGGCCTTAAAACACGGCTTAAAGCTTGTCCAAGATAGCGACACGATAAGAATTGCAACCGTTGATTCGGTCGCGTATTATATAAATGATACGATTCGATTCGAAAAAGTAATTCGTTACCGCGATTCGGTCATTTTTTTTAGAAACGTTTATGTTCCGAAAACGAAATGGCAAACGAGAATTGAATATCGCTACAAAACGCAATTGGTCAAACAAGATGTCTTGAAATATAAGTACATTTACAAAGATTCAAAAGAAAAAAGAAAAGAAGTTCAACAAACAAAACGCAAAACGAATTGGAATCTTTTTCTTTGGGGGTTCGTTTCGGGAGCTGGTTTATTTTTTCTTTTGCGCTTACTTGATAAACTAAGACGAATAATTTGATAAACAATTTTCGACCAAGACTAAGCGCCGACGAGGCCGAAGTTTTACATAAATACCGAGCGATTAAAAGAACCGCCAACGAAATGGACATGGATGACAAAAACGTCAAACATGGTTGGATAAAAAATAAAACCGCATCGCTATTCTTTAAGAATCCGAACTTTAAGACCGAAGATCAACAAGGATTCGAAGCGATGAAACAAGATATTATTGATTCGATTTCAAACCACATTCCGAAATACATTCCAATTAAACGCGAAGAAATGATTGAAGGTCATCTTTTGGTTGTTGATCCGGCCGATATTCATATCGGAAAGTTGGTCGAAGCTTTCGAAACCGGCGAAGATTACAATTGCCAGGTTGCCGTCAAACGAGTTCGCGAAGGCGTGAAAGGAATAATCAACAAGGCCAAAGGATTCAACATCGACAAGATTCTTTTTATTGGTGGCAATGACATCCTTCATGTTGACACGCCGAATCGAACCACAACCGGCGGAACACCCCAGGATACCGACGGCAATTGGTATTCTAATTTTTTAACCGCTAAAAAGCTATATGTTGAAATTTTAGAAATGCTTTTGCCGATTGCTGATGTTCATTTTACCTTCAATCCTTCGAATCATGATTACATGTCCGGGTTCTTTTTAGCCGATGTCATCCAGACTTGGTTCAAGGATTCAAAGAACATTACTTTCGATTGTTCGATTGCGCATCGCAAAGGATTCCTTTACGGAAAGAACTTGATCGGAACGACACACGGCGACGGAGCAAAGCAACAAGACCTTCCATTGTTAATGGCTGCCGAATTTCCGATTGAATGGTCACAATCAAAGCATCGATATATTTATACTCACCATGTTCACCACAAATCGTCGAAAGATCACATTGGGATCACCGTTGAATCATTGCGCTCGCCTTCGGGTTCGGATTCCTGGCATCACAAAAAAGGTTATTTATCAATCAAGGCGGTCGAAGGATTTTTGCATCACAAAGAATTCGGCCAGGTGGCACGATTGACGCACATTTTTTGACTTAGTTTTTAGCGCAATAAACTTGACTAATTCTACAAAGATTTGTGACACAAATTAACGGTAAAAGCAAATAACTACCGAGTATATGCACCTTCTTATTTTACTTTGTTGGTTATAACTAACATAATAGCTAAAATAATGGCATAATGTCTAATATAACTAACATAATAGCTATTTTTTGTAAAGTATATTTAAGGTTATGGCCTTATTTCTCATGTATAAATTAAGGGTATTCCTTTACATTGTTATTTAGAATCATTCCAAATTGTGTATTATTTAAAATAAATGTTAATATTTATTTGCACATCTAAAATTAACACCTTAGTTTTGCTTCACTAATCAATTAAACAAAACAACATGAAAGACTTCATCGCAACGCTTGACTTTTTAGAAAAGCAACAAAAGGAAAATTCCTTGACTACTCACCAATTACATTTAATTATTCAAACAATGGCGACATTTATCCATGACGAAAACTTGAAAGAAATCGAAACCGCGTTCAACCTTTTTAAAAACTAAATTATGAAAACTAAACTAAACAATCTAATCTATTATTTCACACCGTTAACCGATGAACATAAAGACATTTTAAACACGTCAATTGTCTTCGTTTTGTTTTGGGTGGCCGTTTATACATTTTGCTATTTAACTAATCTTTAAAACGAAGAAAATGAATATTGAAGATATTGAATTTATCGACCGAAACAACGTTTGTATTTATTACGAAATTGACAACATCGAATTTCACTTAAATTTCACCTGGGAATTCGTTCATTATAATGAAGACGAATACGAAGCAAAAATTGACGTTTACGCCGAAAATTGTGAACAATATATCAACGGCGTTTGTCATCCATACTTTCCGAGCAGCGAAGAAATGCGCGAAGTGAAATCCGCAATTGAAGACATTGTTCTTCAAGATTTGATTTATTATGGAATTGATGAATGGTTGGAAAGTAAAGAACTTGACGACGATTATTTTAATGAAAACTAAAAACTAAACAAATGAAAAAACCAATTAAACAACAAGAAAACGAATTCACACCAATCCGGCCGAATGTCATGGCTTGCGTTCGGTGGTGGCGGAATCAATCAGTAAAAGAAGACAAAGGCGGAAGCTTTAATATACAATTATACCTTGACTATTTAAACGAACAAGATTTTAATCAACATAAAACTTTTGAAAATGAACGATAAAAAAACGGCGGTTGAATGGTTATCCGAAAATTTAGTAAATGAAATGAATTTTGATTATTGGAGTGCAATTGAAAAAGCATTACAAATGGAAAAGCAACAAATTATTGATGCTTATAGAGACGGCCGAAGCGACCAACAATCGGAAAGACAAAGTAAATTTTACAATAGAATGTCGGAACAATACTACAACGAAACATTTAAAAAGAACCAACATGAACCAATTTAGAATGATGCGAATAATCAAGTTAATGCAATTTCTTCAAGTCAAACCACGACCAATTAAATCAATGGCGCGCTATCTTGGAATTAGTGACCGTTCCGTTTATCGTTACTTAAAAATGTACGAAAAAATCGGTTACGAAGTAAAAAAAGACATTCATAATAAATATTATATCAATGAAACGATTTAAAGTCACTTATAATTATTTCGAAGGCGGAAACAAACGGATTGCGATTCGCATCCTGGAAGCTTACGACCGAGACCATGCAATCAATTTAATGGCCATGTGGCCAAAACTAATTTTAAAAGTAGAAACATTATGATTGAAAGAATTAAACAAATTATTGAAGATGAACAATTGAAAAAAAATTGTAATCGACCGGAAAAAGTTTATCGAAGGTGGTTTTTTTATTGCTATTTAAGAAAACAAAAATATTTTTTGCGTGAAATTTCTGAAATTTTTTGCAAGCATCACGCCACAATTATTCACGGAATCAAACAAGCGGAAATTTTTGAAAGTCAAAATGATGAATTTTATTTGTTGCATACGAAAGATTTATTCCAGGAGTTCAATGACAAAACTTTGTTTTTTGATAAACGAAATTTGATTGAAGATGTTCAAAACGCAAAGAATTTTCAAGATTTATGCAAAATTAAACGCCGAATTAGTCAAAACATTTATCAGCGTGACGATGCGTGACGATACCAAGACCGATTGTCACGGGTTGAAAGTCAACGCCAGTCACAAAACAAGGTCAAAGCGTGACGGTGACGATAGCAAAACAATGAGAGATTCTATTAAAATTGAAAAAGTGGTTTTTTATCTCAATTTTTTTGAAATTTATCGTCACATCGTCACGCTCGGTCGGAAAGTCAATGTGAGGTTGATTATTAGCCGTGACGATAAACGTGACGATACAAGATTTATCGTCGCGAAACAAACATTATCGTCACGTTTTGAACATATTTGCAAATTATTGAAAATTTATATTACCTTTACAAAGTTAGATGCAGCAAACAAAATTTTTAAGGCCATTAACCGAGTACCGACTGCATCCGGGAAAGGTTCTTGGCTTTTTTTAATGACTAAACATGAACATTCCAAAACTTTCCGTCTTTAAAAGTTTATTTAATTCCAAGGAAACGCCATATACTTTGACGATTCTTGATGTTTACGAACGAATAAAAAACGGATATTCCGATCTTAATAAAAAGATTGAACGACTTCGCGCAATGGATGAAAATTCCGAAGAACATCGCGCCTTGAAAAATTCACTATTGGCCATTATGTTCAACGGAACATTCAACGAACGAAATGACAACGGCCTTGTCGAACATTCCGGCCTTTGTGTTTTGGACTTCGACGATTATCCGGATGCCGTCACAATGAAAAACGAACGGGAACGGTTGATGAATTGTCCGTTTGTTTATTTGGTATTCACTTCGCCAGGTGGCAAAGGATTGAAAGTCGTTATTAAGATTCCGAAATCGACCAAAGATGAACATAAAAGAAG